ACAGATGAAAATCAGCAACTTAATAAAAACAAACCAAACAAACTTTACATAATTATTCCCTATACATAACATAGCTGTCTATCCACCCCTTTAGGGTATCAACTCCCCACGCTTCGGCATCGTCAAAGATGCCGTCCAATGCCGTAATGGGTTCGCTGAATTTGACTATCAGCGTTTGGTAGCCTGCTTCGTTCATCGCTTCTCCTCCTTCCTTTCCTTTGCCGTTAGCCACTTGTCCCGTGCGGCTCGACATTCGTCTAATGTGGGTTTGACACAAGAGAAAAGTTCCCCGTCCGTGTGGCGGTAGTCGTATTGCACAAGGGTGCGTTTGCGTCTGCCGATACCCGTTTGGAATTTCTCGTAGTTCTCCGTTCCTGCCGATTGGCAGGTGCTTACTCCGTTAATTGTCATTTTTGTTGCCATAGTCGTTGTTATTTAGATGATTAGAAATGTACAGACAGCACTCTGTGTTGCATCACCATTTCGGGGTCGCTCGTGTAGCGTTGGTGCAGGTAGAAATGATGAGAGCCGAAGCCGTAAAGGAAGAACTTGTCAAGTTCGTGTTTCTCGGCAAAGTCCTTGACGCTCGCCCTTAATTGCTCCTCACTCTGACAAAGAGTGAGGAGGTTCATAAATTCAAGGAACATCGTGGGGATTTTATCATCCCATAGGAAAACCATGCTTTCAAATCTTACTTCCATAATGTTAGTTGTTAGATGTCGATATTATGCCGCTTTCATCCGCTGGCGGATAAGGTTGGCGTTCTTGTTCACAAGGGCGATGATGCGGTCGTGGTATTCGGAGTTCTCGTTGCATACGCCACGACACTGCACCACCTCAAAAGTTTTTAGTGACACCTCTATCGTTTCAATTCGTTTTCCGTCAATGGTGGCGGATAGGATAAGGGAGTCTTTTCGTTTGTGGTAACCGCCCACACAATGATGCATCGTCCTTCCTTCCTCTGCCATTTCTTCCACGCTCTCTATGACTTTGACGCAAATAAGGCTGTCGGTAAAGGCAAGTCCGAAGAATATGCCCTTAGCTTTCAGATATTGTTTCTCGTCCTCAATCGCTTTCCTGCGTTGCTGTTCAGTCCGCTCATGTTTCCTTTGCAGGTTGCGCTTTGCCACCAACTTGTCGTGTTCAACTTTGAGGTCGGCAGGGCAAACGTATTTCGGGCTGTTTGTGTCCTTGCCGAAATGACGCAGGAGGTCTATGGTGTCACGCCACATTGAGCCGTCCTCAATAGTATAGCCGTTGCGGATACATATCTTGATTGAAGCCCAATACTCTCCAATATTGAAAGAGTGGTACAGATAGTAGCGCAACATGGGATATTGCCCTGCCTTCAACAGCGTTTCCGCACGGCTGTCCGACAATAATGCCGGTATTAGTTTGGTGGGTACAATGTCGTGGAAATTGCCGTTAAAGCCGTTTCTGCGGAGCGTCGGCAACACCTTATATCTTGGATATATCGGGGAATATGAGATATGGCGGTACGCTTCATTGTCATTGCGGATAGCAAAAGGAGAAGCGAATGAGAACGTGTCGATGTAGCATCCCAATGTGCGTGGAATGGCAACAACAGCCTTACGCCCTTGTTCATTCCACCAATACTGCCCGATTTCAAGGGCATAGGACTTGGCATTAACCCCTTTCTCCATACCCACGACAAGCAAGAACATTCGTAGCACTTGGTATTCTCCGCTTGTGGTAAGGGTTGTGAAATACTGCTTTTGTCTTACCTTGCGCTGATAGGTGAGGCAGACTTTCAAACTTGCTCCACATTCGGGACACGTACAATGCTCGGTCTGCTCCGTCATTACCCAACTATGACCGCAATCCATACAAGTGGTACGACCTTTCGGCAAGCGGTGTGCATAATGCTCCACGCAATTACGGAATGCCCAATTTATCTGTATCGGGGTTATCGGGCGTAGTTTCTTGCTTTGGGCAAGAACTGCTTTTTCAAATTTGTTTCTCGGTTTCATAAGCCAAAATCAAATAATGAGGGTTGAACTTGGGTTTCTGTTTTCGCCTTTGTCGGCTTGGTGCGGTTCTGCAACTTGCGGAGTTCCTCGTCTTGGTATCTGCGGACTGCCTGCTGACGTGCTTCTGCTTTTTCCTCTGCCGTGAGTTCCACAATGTGGTTCACCGCCACTTGGCATTGGATAGGCTTGCCCACCTCAATCTCGTTCTCGTCATAGTAGTGTACTGCTTGTCCGTATATCTCTCCGTCCGTGAAGCCGTTACAACCGCTTTTCTGCACATAGTTCAGAATGTAGGTTACGCAATCGTCAATGTTCTTGGCTGGATTGCGGTAGTTCTTCGCAAAGAGCGTGTCTTCCTCCGCACGTTGTTCCAAATACATCTGTATCGTTCTCTTGAAATGGTCTGTTCCTTTCATATCGCTGTCGTTTTTATGAGTTGTCAAATAGTATGTTTCAAAATCTCCCTCCAATAAATCGGCTCAACCTCGCTCAATAGGAAGTCTATAAAGTCCTTCCGTGCGTTCTTGTTCAGTTCGTGGTAGAGTCCACGGAACACGGACATATTACCGTTGAGGTATGTTTCCACCATGTACTCGAAGATGTTGCCCACCTCGTAGTATCTGCATTGTTGCTCCACTGTCTTGCTTCTTCTCTTTGCCATGTCGGTAGGGATTAAAGGGTGAATAACCAAAGAATGAAGCCGAAGAACAGGATAACGGAAAGAATAGCCACGATTACCCCTATTGCCACTCGGAACACTCCGTTTATTATCTCTCTGACGATGTACCAAAGGATGCCGGACACCCAAAAGGCGGTGCGCATGATTAGGGTGCATATCGCAAGCCCTATGTATTGCGCCATTTGTCTGAAATTTACCGTTGCTGTCATAGCCGTATCATTTGTTAAGTTCCACGATGCTGTCTATCCTGCCGTATAGGAAACTGCGGAGTGCGGTCTTGTCGGTAGCCTTGTATTCCGCCCAATGTCCATACTGCTTTACAATGTAGGTTCGGAGAATGTCGGAAAAGTCAAACATCCAACCTTGCAAGGGTACTGCGCTCTTGAAATAGGTGTTGCTGTTCACGTTGCGTGTAAGCCAATCCTTTTCCTCTCGGCTCAATTTCTCACCATTGTTCAGTTTGGTGCGAAGTCCGTACACCTTGCTGCCTTGCAGGTTCTCCAAACTTGGTACTTCCCATGCCACGAATTTTGTTGCTATTGCCGTTCTCATATCCGTTTTGTTTTTGATTTTTTGTTTTTTAATGCGGATTCAAGAGCTGAGGGAGTTGAGTTTCAAACTATCTTATCTGCCTCTCGTTTATCCGACATTTTTTTTAATGCGTCTTTCTGTCGCATCGGTCGTTTTCGTTTCGGGTGCTTAAAAAGGTAGGGATTAGGGAATGCAAGGTTTTTCGGGGAAAATACTACCCGCAGGGCTGGAGATTTTTCCCGAAAACAGGAGGCTTGACCTTGCTTTCCCGTCAAATCCCGGAGTTACCTTTGCGCCCAGAACGGAAATGACTGCCTGATGCGACCCACTGAAAGGCGCGAAAATGGAGGTAAACGGAAGTAGAGGCAGATTAGACAGAAAACTTCAAAAGAGAAATCCGTGAAAACTGGAAGCCCCCAACAAAAAAAGAACATAGCCGGTAGCGTGAAACCGGGCAAACCATCTGCAAGGAAGTATGGTTTTATCTGTCTGGCCAGACGTGTCGGGGCGGGCAGATAAAATCATTCTTCCCGGTTTGCCTGCTGTGGGTGACGGCTTGTTCCATTTATGGACAAGCGGTCATACACGGCTTTCCGCTTCCGGCTCAAAAGAACAGCGAAAAAGAAAAATCATCTGAAAAGCCGTAAAAGCACCTCTCTGGCATAAGCACAAAAGAAATGGGTCTTGCCTCATCAGTCTAAACTGTTGCTTAGGCGTGAGGCAAAGCCCTTTTCTCCGCTTATGCAGTAGTCGGCACACGTTCGTTCAAAATCCTTTTGGGCGATGGTGTGCCGACGAATAAAACCGCTTTTACGAAAAAACTTGTATGAGATAGAAAAAAATCAGGGAGATTCATATCAAAATCTCCCGTTTTATTGTTACTTTTGCATACGAAGAGTTCTTTGAAGGTTACGCAACGCGCAGAAGAATAATGCAGCAGATAACTAACCAAATCGTAACCTATTACTATCATGAGCGATTAACATACGCTCATTTCCAATAAAATACACTCTTTTCGTAACTTCCGGAGTCAAAATTACGAAATTTTGTACTGTTTAAATTTTGCAAATAAGACAAAAAATATCTCAAATACGACAAAATACGCGCTTTTAATATTTTAACATATAAACAGCTACATAGTCGCTTCCGTAAATACGACAGATACGTCCGAATAGGTTGTATTCGTTCGCAGTTCGACCGGTAGTTCCATGAGTTGCGACACTTTCAGTGCAATCGCTCGGCTCATATAAATATCATCGTGCTTACCCTCGACAGCCCCATAGCTACCGTCGGGCTTTAACTCATACCACTCGATTTCATCCAACGCCCGCTTGTCGCGTTCGATATAAAGGATTTCGCGCAGGCGTTTGGTCATCTGCGTAACAAGGTCTGTTTTACTGGCAGCGTTCGTGTGGAACCCGTAACGCTTCGGTCGTCCCTCGCGGATCTGTACGGGGTCTGTCCGCGAGAACAGATTATCATAGTGTTCTTTTATCGTGTCGAGAATCGTCAGCGTATGGTCTCCCTCCTGTCCTTTGGGGTCGAGGCTGTTCGCTTCGACGGCCAGCAGTGCATGACAGAACCACTCGGCGACCTGCACGGCCCGCCACACCGTCAAATCTTGGTCGAGGTGAAAACGATAGGTGGCGATACACTCCTCCACACCGCCGTCGATCATCGCCGCGCGGTCGATTACCGAAATCACGCTGTAATCGGCATTGGGGTTACGGCCGCCGATGTCGAGTGCCACCACATAACGATCGGCGATGCGGCGTGAGGTGTCGGGTAATTTCCATACGTAGAAATCACCTGTCGGCGTGGGCACGAAACGAATGTTTTGCAGCACTTCGGGGCCACACGTCGCATCGGCCACCAGCTCGCCGACATAGAGCGGCTCGCGGGTATATGGCCGGAGTTGCCGAACGTAGAGCGGATCGTGCGCGGGGCGCCCGGTGGTCTGGAACGCTTCTTCGGCTGTTGAGGGAAACTCGCTGCACATCTGCCAATCGGTCGAATACTCGCGTCGCTTCTCCCTGTACCAATTCAATCCTTCCAGCGTTGCGCCGGCATGGAATCGCGCCAGCTCGTCGCGTGTCATGGAGTGCACGAACTCCGTCTTTTGCCGCTCGCTGACGAACGGCTTATAATATATGTCTATCTCGTACCATGCCACGAATAACGGCGTATAGGCCGATCGTCCGTCCACCGCCTCGCACCATGTATCGTGGAAAAAGTTGCCGATTCCTTTGGCCGTCGATTCCAGCACGACGACCGTGAACGGCTCGCGCGGCACGGAGCCGAGAATCGTCTGTATCACATCTTCCGGTTTGCGTTCCTTCGTTTTTTTCCACAAACCGACTTCTGACAAATGAGCCATCTTCATATCACCCGAACGGAGGCTGTCAGGCTTCTGCATGGAGCCGATCGAGACGACACAATCCCGATCGACGAGCATTTTATTTTTACTCGAACCTTCGAAATTACAGAATTGAACGGAACATATTTCGACCGGATGCCGCCGGGCCATGCGCGAATACATCGCACGGATCGTCCGCGCCTGATCCTCCACGTCGGCCACGATCACGCTGTTCCATCCCGAACGGTGGAACAGTTGTATCCATGCCATGAACATCTGCACGACCGTACTGCCGCCCCATTGCCGGGCTTTGAGCAGCACGATGCGCACGGGCTTTCCCGTGAACAGGTCGCAAAGAAGGATACGCACTAATTTAAGCTGCGCCCGCCGCAGCTTGAACGGCACGAGGCGCCCCGACGTCTTATCGAAAATCTTGACGCACGAAATACACCAAAACTCGAAATCGTACACGGCACGCAGCCGGTGGACGGTTCCGTACATCGTGCCGAGGTCGATGCCTTCTGCGGTGGCATAACATCCGACCCCGCCGGCAGCAATAATAGCGGCGACGGTCGGTGTCGCAGCCATATAAGCAGGGATAAGTACATAACTGTCCGGTGTGAAATAGAGCCGGACACGTTCGATGGGCGACCCTTCGCCGGTGAGAGGATTGTACGGGGCGAAAAGTCGCTTTACCCGAATTTCATTCTGCGCCAGTATTGCCCGGACATCAGATGCGTCCGTTGATGATGCGCCGGACATAATTCGGACTTAACCCGATCACGGGGTCTTTGCATATCATATCCACGAAATAAGTCTTGGACAGATATTTCAGCCGTTCGGGATTCTCGGCCCGTTCACGTGCGAGCATCTCTTCGTAACGGCGGCGTATTTCGTTGTGTCTCTTCAAAATCTTTTCGGGAACCTCGTCCCGCACCCGTTTTCCTTTGCTCATAGTGATATGTTTTCTGCGTTCATCGCAATAATAGTGATAATTATAACTTCTTGAAAATTAACAAACAACATACTTTTACAGCAGAATATATCACGCACAAAATCAATCGGTAAAAATGCAGGAAGAAAACACCGTTCAAGAACAGGAACAAACGCCGCACGTCTCGCGTGTGCGCGAATACATGACGGCCAAATTCCCTGACCGGGAATTCGGCGACGACGACGAACTGGAACAGGCACTCTACGACTACCTCACACAAAGCGACAAAAAGATCGCAGGCCACGAGGCGGCCAACAAGACAATTATGGAGGTCGTACAAGCCTATCCCGAATTTGCGCAGATCATCGAAGATGTGGCCAACGGAATCCCCGTACAGGTCGCTATCGCCCGGCAGTTCGATTCATCGGAGTTGGCCGTGCCGGAGGGAGAGCCGGACTACGAAGCCTACAAACAAGCCGCCGAGGAACGCACCAAACGTCTCGCGGACATGAAAGCCCGTGTCGAAACCCGCGAAAAGAATATGGCCCGAAGCAAAACGGATGTCGATGCGTTCTTCGCCGAACAAGGATTGAGCGAAGAAGAACAGCAGCGATTCGTCGCATGGGTGGACAACGAAATCCTCGCCAACCTGCTCGACGGCAAGGTGAACAAAGAAATCCTTACGAAACTCTATCAAGGATGGGTGTACGATACGGCTGTCGCCGAGGCCCGCGAGACAGGTAAGGTCGAAGGACGCAACGAACAAATCGAGACCCGCCGTGTACGAGCGCAAAAGACCGACGGACTGCCGGCAGACGGCGGCGGCGTTGAGGCAACATCTGCCTCCGAAACGGACAAAGATATAATCGACGAGGTGATAACCCGCCGCAACAAACGAAGATTCTAATCAATTACCGACAATATGAAAAACAACAAATTTCTCTACGGCCTGTTCGCCGTCTGCGCATGTGCTGTAAGTGCGTATCTGTTTCATGAACTCCTCGCATGGTTCGCGCCGGACGATCTGGGCGGGGTTCTCGTGGCTGCCGGCAGCGCAGCGGCGACCGCCGAGCAGACGATGAGAGGCACGGTTCTGACCACCAAGCCGCCGAAAGAGGACGGGACGGCTGAGGAACAGGACATCAACCGCCCGACGATTTCCAAGAAGATCACAAAGATCAACCCGTCGCTGTTTCCGATGGATACAATCCTGCGGGAAATCGAGACCGTCCCGTGTAAATCGGTCGAATATCAGTATTACAGCGTGCGCGGACGCGGTGTGCAAAGTAAGATCAAAACGGCCTACGCCGTCTCCGGCGAAGCGAGCGGAGCGAAGCAAATCACCGTAACGAACGCGCACATCTTCTCGGTGGACGGCAACGTGCTGTTTCCGACCTTCGAGGTCGATAACGACACGAAGGTCGCCTCTCCCGTCGCATCGGGCGGCATCTCGCTCAATCCGCTCATCTGCCACATCGTCGCCACAGACGCTATCAGCCAAGACAAAATCACGATTTTCCCGCTCAACGCGGCAACGCTGCCCGCGCTGCCGGCCGATACGCCGCTCTATCGTCTCGGCGTCGCCAAGCACGAAAACGCGGGTATGTCCGAAGACCCCAGCCAGATGCCGTACAGCGACAGCAACTACTGCCAAATCCACATGACGACCGTATCGGAAGGTCTCTACCAGAAACTCACCGAGAAAGACGTACAGTTCGGGCTGCTCGACATGAAGGAACAGGCGCTTCTGGATTTCCGCATGACCAACGAGGCCGATGCGCTGTTCGGAGTGAAGCAGCAGATCGTCGATCCCATCTCCCGAAAGGTGAAATACATGAGCGACGGGATGCTCCGCAAGATCGACAAACGCCTCGACATGGGGACCGAGAGCAAGATCACCAACGACCTTATCTACGGCTGGGCCTCGGACATCTTCTGCGGCAACAACGGCAGCGAACGCCGCGTCATGTTCTACGGCAAAGACTTCGGCCGCCAGATCGCGGGGGCCTCTACCGTCGTCAAACAGCTCGAAGCCGGTAATACCGAGGTCGTGTTCGGTATCACATTCCACCGTATCGCCACGCCCGATGGAGAGCTGCTGATGAAGCCCCACGACCTGCTGAACGAATACGGATACAGCAAGGCCGCAATCGTGATCGATCCTGCGAATATCTATCGTGCCGAGCGCAAACCGCTGGAAGCGACGGAACTCGAACGCGATAAGGTCGGACTTTCCCGCTCGACGGACGTGCGAATCGACGAAAGCCATACGCTCGCAGTTCTCAACCCCGACACCCATGCGGTTATCACGGTAAAATAAACACACCATAGCAGAGGTACGACCTCTGCTGCCTAAACAGACCTACGACATGGCTACATTCTATGTACTCAACAACAAGAAATACCGCACATCCGTCCGCCTTCGGGACGGACGGCTGGAAGCGATACGTTTCGAGCCGGAGGTTTACTTCGGCGGTATCGGCCAAAGCACCTATACCACCTCCGATCCGGAGGTTATCGAAGCTCTCAAAAAACATTATGCCTACGGAACTACTTTCTGGGAAAAGGAACCGACCGCAGAGGCCGACACTTCGGCACCGAACGACATACCCGTCGATTTGGAAGCGCTACTGCCCGACCCTGACAACGCGATTCGGGAGGAAACCGTAACGTCGGTGGCATCCGCCCGGGCATGGCTGCAAGCCAATCTCGATTACGTCATTCCGGCAGGCATGAAGAAGGACGACATCAAAATCGAAGCGGCGAAACGAAACGTACTGTTCATCCAATGGTAGGAATGCGCAAATACATCATCACAAAGGCACTGCGGTGCATCGACGAGGTTTACCCCGACGATAACGATGCCAACGGGCCGCACTTTCCGTTGGAGGAGTTCATCGACGAAGCGGGCAGGCGGGTGTTGCTGGCTGCTCCGTTGCACGTAATCCCGAATCGGGCTGCTCTTACGGAGTGCGTGTTGAGGCCGCACACCGACGGAAGCGGCGAAATCGACCTGCCGGACGATTTTCTCAAACTCGCACGCTTGCGTATGGAGGGCTGGCAGCGTCCGGTGCTGGCGGCGATTCCGGAAGAACATCCCGCCGCCCGACGTCAGTATCACCCCGTAACGCGGGGCGGTACGGCAAAACCCGTCGTACTGCTTACACACGGTGGGACACGGCTCCGGTATTTCAGCGTAACAGAGGCACAGCACCGCATCGCCGAAGGTGAATACATCGCTTACACGAGCCTCGACGACACCTACCCCGAACGGCTCGCAGAGACTACGGCATGGATGCTCGGAGCATTGGTATTAGGCGTGGCCAACGATGCAAACGGAGCGAAAACGGCCGAGGCACGCGCAATGGAAATACTCTCTGCATTATGAAATTCGACGTGAAGATAGACTGCATGGCGCTGTTCAACGAGTGCATGGATCAAACGCTCATCGACTACCGCAACCGCACGACAGAAACCGGACAATCCATCGCGGCGACGCATACGCTCGACCGGTCGCTGCTCGATACGTTCTACGTCAATCTTCACAGCGTGTCCAAGGCCCTCCGTACAGCCCTCCGAAAACAGGTCTGCGAGGTGCTGTTCATCCCCGACCTGTTGCAATATCGGATGTACCTCGACCCCGGCATACCACCGGAGAGTATCGCAGTTGAGGTAAAAGACGCGCTGAAATACGGGATGCTCTGCTGGTGGTACGGCGGGCGGGACATTCCGCTGTTCCAACTTTACCGCTCCTTATACGAAACCACAGTAGAAAGGCTGCGCGACCAGATACGCAGTACCCATACCGAAAGACCTTACCGCATATTATGATTACGCGCGAAAACAAACTCTTCCGGCTGTCATGGCTCAAATCCAACCTTTTCCGTGCTACGAGTACGGAGACGGCCTACAACGCCCGCATGTTAGAAAACGAGACAGGGCAAGATATGTTCGACCGATACGCCATGACGATCGACGAGCGCCCCTTCTTCGACGAGCACATCGCGCAAGCGTTGCTCGCCCTGTTGCATCATTTCCGACGCATTGTACCGGACTGCCAGCCGATAACGACCGAGGGCGACGCATGCGGCCTTACGTTCGCAGCCCGCGTAAGCCGCGACGAAGATGAATTTTACAGCCACGCAGAGCTGCAAGGCGTCGAACGGAGCGCCACCGAAATATTGCGCTACTATATACTCGCCGAATGGTATTTGTCGATTCGCGCCAATGATCTGTGGACTGCCTATACACAAAAACTCACCGCAGCCGTCGCCACGCTGTCGTCCTACCTGTTCCGGTTTTACCGTCCCGTATTACGACGCGCCCATCGGGTATCTCCGTGCCCCGAAGAATATTCGCAGCACGGAGAAATACAAATCATCGACGCAGGCCTGGTTTAACAAGTCAATATCAATGCAATGGAATTAAATACTATTCACCTAACGGATGCTTTGAACGGCCTGAAATCGCTTCCCGATGAATCGGTGGACTGCATCGTTACGTCGCCTCCCTATTGGCAGATGCGAGACTACGGCATCGGCGGAATCGAGTGGCCGGACGGTTGGTTCGGACAGTTGGGTTTGGAACCTACACGCGATAGTTACATAGCGCATTTGTGCCACATCTTCGACGAGTGCCGTCGAGTATTGAAATCCTCCGGTTCATTGTGGGTAAATTTGGGAGACACATACAGCAATCCGCCTAAATACAACCGACCGCAAAAGATCGAATGGCACGAACATTCAAAAAACAATTCATGCCTAAATAATCAACAGGTCGATACAGCACGCCTTCGTATCCTCCGTAAATCATTGTGCAATATTCCGAATAAGTTTGCCGATGAAATGATCTTCCGCGAGTGGATTCTGCGCAATGAAATCATTTGGCATAAACCGGCCTGCATACCGTCAAGCGTCCACGACCGCTTTACGGTAGATTTTGAAAAGATATTTTTCTTTACCAAAAACTGCCGTTATTACTTTCAACAGCAATTCGAACCTTATGCCCCTGCAACGTTCATCCGTTATCAGAGGCCCCATAATCTGAGTGGAAAAGGAATAGAATACCGGAGAATCAGCGGACGGCCCAAAGGAAAAATCGACATAAATCCTCACGGACGGAATATGCGATGTGTATGGCGCATCCCGTATGAACCGAGTAAAGAGGCGCATTATGCCATGTATCCAATGCGATTGGTCGAAATTCCAATTAAAGCCGGATGTCCCGAAAGCGGAATCGTCCTCGACCCTTTCATGGGTAGCGGCACGACGGCCGTCGTAGCACGACGATTAGGAAGAAAATACATCGGATTCGAGCTGAATCCCGACTACATCGACATTTGCCGGAAACGGCTGAAACAAGGCAATTTATTTTCATAAAACCACATCAAATGGAAAATCACGAAATATTGCGATACATCGTCGATCTGACCGGTATAGAAAGCCGTGCATTTCATCGGGCGCTCCTGCTCGAAGCAGTCGTTTGGTGTGCGATGATCGGCGCCGTGATAATCGACTTTACGACCGGTATCCGTAAAGCAAAAGTATTGAAAATACCCAGAGACAGTCATGGTTTCAGACGTTCGTTCTCGAAATTCGGCGACTACGGGAAAGTAACGGGAATGCTCATGTTATTCGACCTGCTGGCTATTCTGTTCGGCATCTATTCGCTTCCGTATGCCTCCGGCGTGGCGGCCGTGGGTGTCGTCTATACCGAGTATCGTTCCGTCCGCGAAAATCTCAAAGCGATAAAATCCTCGGCGGTGGAGATGACAACTATCGTAGAGTTGTTGGCCAAAGCCAAAGACCCTAAAAAGATAACCGAACTATTGCTCCAATACAATGAGGTGAAAAATAACGCCAGCCGGCAACAACCTAAAAATAACGATACGAAATGAAAATCTTGATCGACAACGGGCATGGCCGCGCCACGGCCGGAAAACGCTCTCCCGTATGGCCCGACGGGAAACAACTCTTCGAATACGAATTTAACAGGGACATCGCCCGACGAATGCATGAGGCGCTGACCGCACGCGGGACCGACAGCGTGCCGGTCGTTCCCGAAATCGACGATATTCCGCTGGCGGAACGCACCCGCCGTGTGAACGAGATCGCCGCACAGGTCGGCCCGGAAAATTGTCTGCTCGTCTCGATTCATGTCAACGCCGGAGGCGGCACGGGATGGGAAGCGTGGACATCCGTCGGAGAAACGGAAGCGGATAACTATGCGACGATCTTTTACGAAGAAGCCGCCCGTGCATTTCCCGAACAGAGGATGCGTATGGACACGACGGACGGCGACCCGGACAAAGAGGCGCATTTTTATCTGCTCCGACATACGACCTGCCCGGCCATTATCACCGAGAATTTCTTTATGGACACGGAGGCCGATTGCCGGCTGATTCTCTCGGAGGAGGGCCGCAAACGTGTAGCCGACATGCACGTTTCGGCGCTGCTTCGCTGTATCGAATATCACCGAAACAAATAACCTGTCGCTATGAAAATCTATTACGATTCCAAACTCGCAAAGAGCCTGTTGTTCGGCTCGTTCAAAACCTGCATGTTCTTCGGCGTCGTGCTGACCGAGTACACCGCATTGTCTGAAAAAGTGAAACGGCATGAGGGGATTCATGTCCGGCAATATTGGGAATGTCTCGCCGCCAGCGTCGTATTGTGGTTTCTCCTCCATGTAGGAGCCGCGTTGCTGGGCGGCCATGTATCCGCATGGTGGCTGTTGTTCGTGCCGACGACCTTCTACCTGTTGTATGGGGTCGAATGGCTGATTTCTTACGTCTATCACATTCTCCAAGGCGATGCACGCGACCGATGGAACGACGCAGCCTACCACGCTTCCGCCTTTGAGATGGAGGCATACGCGCACGAAGCCGAGGCCAACTACCTGTCCTCGCGCCGTTGGTTCGCGTTCGTCAAATATTACGGAAAACTCTGATGCATCATGAAACGCGCCTTACTCATAGCCTCCGTTCTGTCGCTCTGCATGGTAAGTTGTTCACCCAGCAGGGTATTGGTGCAAAGCCGCCAGACCGATAGCGTGCGGATAGACGAGAAAATCCGGATTCGAACGCAAATAAAATATGTTCCGGTCATCGTACATATTCCCGATCAGCAAACGAGCGTAATAGCCGAGCCATCCGACACATCGCACCTCGAAACGAAATATGCCGCCTCCGATGCCTTCATACGTCCCGACGGGAAATTATATCACGACTTACGGAATAAGCCGCAAGAGAAGTCCGAAATCGTCCCCGTCGAGATTACGGACACAACGGCGACGAGTACGATCGTCCGGCAGGAACAAGAGCGGATCGAGGTACCCGTACCGATGCCCCTCACATGGTGGCAGCGGTTCTGGAATATATCGGGAAAAATCGCATGGGGACTGCTGGCCGGAGCGATTATCGGTATCATCGTGCGACGAAGATTATAGTTATGGAGAGTTGCCGTGCCCATACGATCATTGCAGGAACGAGCTTCGCCATGCTGATTACCGCGTTGAGGGACGACGTGGAATTACCGGAGGAATTGCCCGACACGATTCCCTCCGCGTGGCTCGACAACCTCGACCGTTACCGCATCGTGCTGTTGTTATCGACCTCCAAACACGGCCCGAAGGCGATTGCCGGAACCGCTGCGGAATACGAACTGAAAATCGAGCGACGCGACAGCGCTCGCTACTTCGTAAATATTCCGGCCTCGGCGACCGAGGAAATGGAGGAAGGCGAAATTGTCCTTACCGTCGAATTGCAGGATACGCAGACCGATACGGTAATGAAAGCCGAACGGCGCACGGTTCCACTTGTCAAAGCAAGACTATGAAACTACTCTGCATATTGCAACAAGGCGATTTGTCCGTAACCGACGGCTCGGTTCTTTCTCACCGACTTTATTTCGACTTCGCAAACCGCATAGGCATCGACGGAAAAGACGGTGAAGATGGAACAGACGGAACGGACGGATTGACGCCGGAAATCGGCAAGGATGGAAATTGGTGGATCGGAGACCGAAATACCGGAGTACCGGCCGTCGCATTCCGCAGTTACGCATCGCTGGCCGCCTTCCCGAAACAGGGGAATAACGACATGCTCTATCTGGATGAAACAACGAACCGGTTTTATCGCTGGGACGCGCCGGCACAAAACTATCGCACGGTCAGCCCCGACTACAACGACATCAAAATAATCGACGGCGGAAACGCACAATTCTAAACTACATGGCCACGATAACGGTAAAAAGCAAAATCATCGTCCGCAACGATACCGACGCGAATTGGGTATCGGCAAATCCCGTGCTGCTGAAAGGCGAAGCCGGATATTGTACAGACAAACTCTGCCTCAAATTCGGCGATGGCTCGACGAAATGGAACGACCTCCCCAAATTCGGCGGACAATCCGTTATCATTCAGAGCACGGCGCCTTCGGATGGAAGCCAACATACCTACGAGGAGGGGACATTTTGGATCGACCTTTCTGCATCCTCTCCCGAAATCTACATATTGATCCAACGGGAGAGCGACAACCGCGAGTGGCTCCAACTCATCACGGCCGAGGCACTCGCAGCAAAAGGGGCGATGCTGGCAAAGGATTTTGCAAAGGAAAGCGAAGCCGGTGCCAAGACCGGATATGTCGATAAGGCACTCTCAGCCGACAAGCTCAAAACGGCCCGAGCTGTTACATTGGCAGGAGCCATCACGGGAAACACGACCTTCGACGGTAGTAAGGACATATCTATCGAAACATCGCTGAAACCACTCGAAGAACAGGACATCCCTGAGCTGTCTTTATCTAAAATCAAAGACGCAGGAACGGCGGCCGCGTGCAACACGGGCACCGAAGCAGGACAAATACCCGTAATCGGGGAGGGCGGAAAGCTCAACGAGGCACTGATCCCTCAGCAAACACTTACGACCGACAATGTGAACGAGGGCAAAAAAAATCTTTACTATACGAATGAGCGAGTAACCAATTACTTGCAAGACACCGCAAACACCTTTGTAATGGATGGAGGAAACGCATGATGAATGAACTGATAACCATACACACCCGATTTCAACACAGGCGGGCGACAGCGGCTCGCTGGGCAGAAGTCAATCCCATATTACGAGAAGGAGAACTCGGCATAGAACTCGATACACGGCGTATGAAATTTGGCGACGGCGTAACGAGGTGGAACAGTCTGGAATATTGCTCGAAAGAGATTCTTCCGGCATCGGCCACAGAGCTGGGCGGGATAAAAGCCGAGGGGAAAACTAACGGATATAGCGTCGAAGTACGCATAGACCCCAACACACACAAATTATACGTGCCAGACTATCCCCAAATTCCAAAACTCGGAGCCGTAGCAACCAGCAACGACTACAACGACCTCAATAACAAACCCGATATTCCGGCCCAATATTCGCTGCCCGCAGCATCGGAAACCGCACTCGGAGGCATAAAGGCCGCAAGCAAAACCGTAGAATATACCGTTGAGGTAAAGAAAGACCCTGCTACGCACAAACTCTATGTCCCGGCATCGACGGTATCGGGAGAATCGCCCGATAACGGAATATTGCCCGGACTGATCGTGAAAATAAGTTACAAACGACAGGATAAAAGCACACATTTTACGAACGAGACAGCGGCAATAATGAACGGCGACATTTATTTCCGTCCGTTATGCAGTCTCGAACATTTCAATCGAATCTTACCCAACTTATATATCGGGCTGGCAAGGTGTAATTCCCGTTCACATAAAATAATCATGCAAAAGCCCACAAAAAAACAAATAGGTTGGCATATCGTGGGAAACCCGTCCTATAAACTTTCTTCACAAGAACGGTATCCGCAGAAAACCGTATTTACCGAAAAATTCAATGACCACCCACGTTGGACATGGAACGACACAGTACCAGTGGCTGTCGCCGACTTAATTTCGGAATATCACGGAGAATGGATCAAGTTTCCGTATGATCTGGAAACGATTGCCAGACGTTTTATTTATATGTATCAAATACAATATCAGACGCCAAAAATATATACGGTTCTTCCGATCGACACGCTACAAGGGACACAAGTTAAAGACGGTTTCCTTAAAATAAGTACCATTCGTCGCAGAGTATCATTGGATATGTCTCGAACTACGGCAAGCGATTTTTACGCCTCGGTAAACCTCGGATTGTGTTTTTGTCGGTCCGAGACCGAGCCGCCGCATTTACAACGAACATTATTAGGACCAATTCTGCCTCAACGAGTGATAATCGTCCGTAAATACGGTCTCAACAAAGTTTACTATTTGATGAAAAGCCCTGAAAGAAGAAGTCGCATCACAAAATAGGTCTCCAAGAGGGAGCGCAAATGTATCGGTTAAGACTGGATGCTGAGCCATCTGTCATTGGTAAAAACTGGAACCCCGAAAGGCGGTACTGTCATTGGTTAGAACTGTTTGCTACACCCTCTTGGTTTTTATTTATTTTTGAGATCACTCCGATTCTACTCATCTAAAAAAATTCTTGCCCGCAATATTTGGTATTTTGGCATTTTTGCCTTACTTTTGTTCCCGCTTCCCGATTATGGGGTATAAGCAGGCCCGGAGAGGTGGGTGAGTGGCTTATACCACCGGTTTGCTAAACCGGCGTGCGGGGTAACTCGCACCACGAGTTCGAATCTCGTCCTCTCCGCAAAATGAAAACCACCGATTTTTTTGGTGGTTTTTTCATATCCAAAAGGTTTTCTAATAGTTTTCCAAAAATAATTTCATCCCGATATTTTCTATATAGATACATAATTTTCTCTATCATATTATTTGCATAATATAAATTTATAACTTACTTTTGCAGTGTAAGATACAAACACGAGAACAGACACAAAAAATCGCAAGAATTATTTGTAGAAAATTTTTCAGTTCTCCGGTTTGCTAAACTGACGTACGGGATTACTGTACCGGGGGTTCGAATCCCCCACTCTCCGCAAATTAAGATTTTACAAATAAAAAAGGTTACGACAGATGCGTAACCTTTTTATTTTTCCAGAGCGTCTGCAAGCGAGTTCCCGCACTCCGGAAAAGTGAAAAAGTATCCGTGTAAAGAGCGGATTCCGTTTATTCATCGACTTTGCAGGGACTCTTCCATTATGGGAAGGACGAGCGGCACGTGGTAACACGAAGTCAATCCCCTTCTCTCCGCAGAACAAAAGATACCCGGATGGACCGGGAAAACGATAAAACAGGATTGAGTTTACTCCGACCCTATTTTTTTATTCGAACAACGACGTAAAGTTATCTTCTCAATCGGTGCAAAAAGCCCACGCACGCCAACGGAAAAAAATCAAATCCGATCGTTGTCATTCATCTCCCGGCCATAGCGGATTGCCTGCGCCCGGATCCTCTATTCGAAGATACTTTCGCTACCTTCCGATAAAATCGGGAAATAGGGTTTCCAATACAAACGCAGGCTATTCAACCGAAAAACAGAGGGATAACCTCAACAAACCAGATCGGATAATTACACAGACCGTTCCAAAACCAGGCTTGTCAGGCGAAATAGCGGAGGCAGAAGCCAATAGAACAAAAAACCCATTGGATTGCATATTAAGACACAACAAATGCGTTTTTCAGTCGTAAAAGCTTGAAATATAGACTTTTTTCCGGGGGGGGGGGAAATTGCGCTTTTTTGTTTGGTTATTACGCGAATAAACTCTACTTTTGTAATCGGAAATGACCTGCCAGGCAAGACAGGCTTCTGTTTCCAGAGGTTCGGTGTCGTTTCTGGGTCAGAAACAGAGATCCCGGGTGCCGAAAACAGAATCGCACACGATTCGTTCTGCGGCCAACCTTTAGTTGCTGCGCGGTGGAAATCACACAAAAACCGCGGGGGATTGTGGAGTATGCCCTTTTCACAAATACGGTACATACTTTTAGCACACCGCTCCTCCGAGAAAACAGACACAGGGCAGCGAATCGATACGCCACTGAATCCTCTTCCGACCTCGAAAGATCTGCAAAAGAGTTTTACGGTCGGATTCGGCAAAACCGGCGCACCTGCCTACGGCCGCAGGAGAAAAGGAATCGGACCTGCAAACAAGATCGACAGACGAAGGGCGCCCCCGGAGCGATGCAATTACGATTTCGGGACATTCGGCGGGACCTAACACCGCCTCCAAATT